TAGTTATATCACATCAGGCGGTGAAATGACACTCAACGCTTCAGACCGTATGCAGGTAAGAGGTGGCGATATTAGACTTGACGCAAACGTTGGAACTTTTTCTTATTATGCTGAAAAAGAAATTCAATTTGAAGCCGGCGTTGGAATGTATTTTAAATCACCATTTATGTGGTTGGAAGCTCCAACTAATATGAACATCCGAGCTAACAATTTAAATATGTCGGCCGAGACCGATTTGAATATTCGTGCAAATGGCGGAGATCTAAATCTTTATGGCTCTGCAGACGTAAGTATAAAATCAAATGCACAACTTAAAGCCGATGCAAACGGAAACATTTCAATTACGACAGTTGGTGGATCTACTGTGTACATTAACGATAATGTAAATATGGCGAACGGTGGCGGAGCTTCTGCAACTGATGCAGTATATGCTGAACAATCATTATCGGCGGAAAGAGTTGAAGCACCTGAACCACCCGCAAAGGCAATGCCAATTAGAAGATCGCAAAATACAGCTGCAGGTAAACCACACAGTGATGTTGGTTCAACGCATGGTGTTGCGTCAGGAGACGATCAAGCAGAAGGTGGAGTTGGTGGTCAAACTGCCGTTGATAACACGGTAGGTACTTCCGCTCCAACGTCGCCTATTAGTTCTGCAGTTGGTGGTATGCTTGGACCACTTCTTGACCTTATCGGTAATGCTGAATCTGGGCCAGGAGGATACGATGCTATTTGGGGCTATCAAGGAAGACCTGATGGCCAAGGTTATGTACCAACAGGAAACCGTGTTGGTGTTGGTATATCTGATTATCCTACTAAACGTTTAACTCTAATGACTATTCAAGAAGTATTGGATTGGCAAGAAAGCATAGATAGAAAATATAATTCTGAAGCAAGTGGAAGATATCAGTTTATGGAAGATACACTGCGCGGATATAATAATGACATTAATGTTCCAGCGCGAGATTCATTAGCAGTCCAGGCAGGCCTTACTAATAATGATATGTTCAGTCCGGCAAACCAAGATAAGATGGCTATTGTATTATTACAATATGCTGGTCTTAATGCATTCTTAAATGGCCAAAAATCTGCTGGCTCGTTTGGTAATGGTATTTCTGGTATTTGGGCAATTATACCAAGGATATCAGGCTCAGGAGCTGGTAGTGGGACGCATGATAACGATGGTCAAAATAAAGCGGATCCATCATTAGGTGGTCAACTCAGGACAATTCTTGAGCAATTAAAATCAACTTACGATGCAAGGACTTAAGAGGTTAATATGGCAGCAATATGTAAACCTGAAGACGCGGTTGTAACGAAGTTAGTAAGTACTCAAACGTTTACTGACACAAATGGGTATTACACACAAAACCAAATTTCTTTATTTCAAAACGAATATGTAAATGCGTTAAACGCTGGCGTTCAAAACGATCCTTTAACTTATATGACTGATAAGTACGGATCTGATGCATTTTTTACAACAGTAGGTAATATAAATGAATACACTGCAAAACCGTATATCCAAGCTCTACTATTAGAAACTCCTGATTTAAATACTTTATATCAAAGAGTTAGCCAAGGACCTATCACGCCGTTTGAAGCCGCCGACTTTATGAAAGAATATAATTATGATCCTTTGACTCTTAACGAGCAGCTTAGATCACCTACTGTTATTTACCAACTACAAGACTATTATACAAATGGTTTTGCTAATAGTTTTCTTGGAGGACTTTGTAGTTTGATGCCAAAGGTTTTTGCTGGTATTGGAGCTTTCTTTGGTCTTATTGGACTGGCAGGTCAAGCTATTGCAGACATTGCTGGATTTTTAAATAAAATTAAAAACATTGAAGATCCAATTAAGGCTTTTTTTGAAAAAATAAAAGTAGCTGCATTGATTGAAGCCTTTAAAGAAAAAATTACTTCAATGATTGAAAAGACAATTAACAAAGTTAGAGATGCTATTAAGAATTTTAATATAGGCAATATCATGAATGATGTAGCTACCTTTGTAAACAATAACATTGCTAAACAAATCAATAATCTCAAAGAAAACATTTTAGGATTTTTTAGCAAAGAAAATATAGAGCAAATTATTAATAGAGCTAAAGGTTTATTTGACTATGGCGTTGGCTTATTTGCTAATCCAAGTTTAGAAGAAATCCAATTTCTTATCTCTAGGTTTTGCGCAATGGCTGCTGGTATTGAAGATGCAATCCAAGCATTAAAAAATCCACTTGATAGTTTTGCAAATAGATTTACATATTCATTACAGAGAGTCGCAGCTGCTGGTAATTTAAATACTGCAAGCGCTGTTGCTGCAGGGCGCCAAGTTCAATCACCAGCGGCGCGGAATACTGAGATAAATAATCAAAGACAGAGGTGGTTAGCCGCTGGCAATGCTAGACGTATTACTGATGAAGATTATAAAGATCTTCCGGACTTTGAGGATTTAGAGGCAGGCGGAAATGGCAGTGGGTTATATTTTGACAGAAATTTAACATCATGGCCAAGATATGATGGAGCAGACGGATGGAAAAACGCAAACATAGATTTAAGAGTTATTCTTATGAGAGTAGCCAAGGCATTTGGTACTGATTTACATATTAATAGTCCATGGCGTAGCGCCGCGCATAACGAGCGGGTAGGCGGTGTAAGTGGATCATTACACTTGAGTGGTAACGCATTTGATATATCATGGAGAGGTTATCCAAATAATCGTACAGAGTTTTTACGGATTGCGTATCAAGAAGGATTTACAGGCCACGGAATATATGGCGGATTTGTTCACATAGATTTAGGGAATAGGGTGTTTACACCTTAATAAAGGAAAAAATAATGGTAGTTAGTTTAATAACACCAAGACAGAAAAAGTTTACAGTTTACACTGACTTTAAAATGGATTTAGAAAAAAGTCCTGTGTCTAGTGACTTGACTCTAAATAAAAATGAAGAAGCTGTAAAGCAATCAATTAAAAACCTTATCTTAACTGATAGAGGTGAAAGATTAATGCAACCAAACCTTGGTGGAAACATCAAGGCTATGTTGTTTGAAACAATTACGCCAGCAACACTTAAACTAATTGAAGAGCAAGTAAGATCCACGATTAATTTGCATGAACCAAGGGCTGATCTTATTGACGTACTCGTTTCGTCAGAAATAGATGACAACACTGTGGTCGTCAAAATAGCATTTTACATATCAAATAACCAACAGCCAATATCGCTGAGTGTAATATTAGAGAGGACACGATAAGATGGCTACGAAGCTGAACATAACAGAATTAGATTTTGCTAGTAACAAGCAGCAACTGATTAATTATTTAAAAAGCCAGTCGCAATTTAAAGATTATGATTTCGAAGGTTCCAACTTAAATGTTCTTTTAGATGTGTTATCATATAATACATATCAGAATAACTTTTATACCAATATGGCAATCAATGAAATGTTTCTTGACTCTGCGGTATTACCAAACTCGGTTGTATCACATGCAAAAGAATTAAATTATTTGCCAAGCTCAAGGAAATCTGCGAGGGCTTCAGTAAGAGTTACTATCCGTGATACTACAATTACAGGTCAAACAATTACGATCCCGCAGTTTGCAGCATTCAAGGCTTCTTTCCAAGGAGAGAATTATGAATTCGTTACGGATAAAGCGTATGTTGCAAAGAAAACAGAACCAGGTGTATTTGTTGCAGACAACATTGAACTCTTTGAAGGACAAATGCTAACAAGCTTTGAACGTGAAGGTTATTTTGTTGATGAAGATGGCATTCTTACAGTTATTCTTTCAAACGAAAACGCTGATATTGATTCTCTCGAGGTATTTGTTGACGCCGAGTTTACAGAAGACGCAAATATATTTACTCGCAAAAACGATATCTTTGGAGTCGGACCTGAAGATAAAGTATTCTATGTAGAACCATATTACGATGGCAGATATAAAATTTATTTTGGTAACAACGTGTTTGGTGTACAGCCTGATGAATACGAAGATATTCGTGTTAAGTATAGAATTTGTTCAGGAGCTGAAGCAAACGGCGCAAGCGTATTCACAATTCAAATTACTTCAACAGGTACAACTGAAGTTGAAACAATACAGGCGGCACTCGGCGGTGCAGACTCAGAGTCATTAGAAAAAATCCGTTACTTTGCTCCTAAGGCTTTACAAATTCAGGAGAGAGCTGTAACAACTTCTGATTATGAAGTATTACTTAAACAGCAATTTCCAGAAATTAAAGCAGTGTCAGCATACGGTGGAGAAAATTTAAATCCTCCACAATTTGGCCGTGTTGCGATTTCAGTTTATTTAGGAGAAGCTGAAGAAACCTTATCAAATACTTTGGTAAATACGTATCTTGATTATTTGTCAGATAAGACTCCATTAGCTATTGAACCAACATTTGTTCCATCTGAATTTGTGTATGGTAAAATTGCTGTTCGTGTCAATTATAATCCAAAGCTTACTACAAAAAATTCTGATTTTATTGCGCAGTTGGTTAGAGACACAATACAGGCCTACTCAGAAGGAACATTAGATAACTTTAATACTACCCTAAGGCTATCAAACCTGTCCTCTAACATCGATGCAGCTGACGTATCTATAACTTCAAACGCTATGACGGCGAAGCCGATTATTGAATACACACCAGATCTTAATATCAAATCTAATCCTATATTTAAATTTGGTACACCATTAGTAAGGCCATATCCGTTCCGTGAAACGAATGGATTTTCAGAATATAAACCATCTATTGTAAGTGGACAATTTTCAGTAGATAATGTTTGTGTATACTTACAGGATGATGGCATCGGAAACATGCAATTAGTTACTAGTGATCTTTCTAATCCACAAATTATTGATCCAACTGCCGGTACTGTTGACTATGATGCAGGCGATGTAAAACTAATTAATTTTAGAACCGACGGATTTACTGGCTCTGCTATTCAATTTATTGCCACAACTGTTTACGATGACATTGCTGCGCCAAAAGGTAGAATTTTTGCAATCCGCGACGACGACGTAGAAGTAACATTAAGAGAGACTGAATAAAATGGTCGGTTATAATAATCAAAAAGAGTTAATTGAAAAAAAGATTGCCTTCAAGGTTAATAGTATGTGGCCTGCGATTTATCGTGATGAAGGCGCTGAACTTGTTCAACTTGTAAAAGATTATTATGAATTCTTAGAAACAGAATACAACCAAAGCCATTATAACAATCGGCGAATGTACGAATACCGTGACATATCAACTACGTTAGCGAGTATGATTATACATTTCCAAAAAGCATTCCTTGCGGACTTGCCATTGTTGGATGATACAACAGTAAGAATTGTAATTAAAAATATCATGGACCTTTACAGAAGAAAAGGTACTCGTGGTGGTATTGTTGTATTCTTTAGACTATTTTATCAAGAGTACGCAGAAGTTGTATATCCGTCTAAATATATGTTCAAGCCATCTGACTCAACATGGAAAACCGGTTCGTATTTAGAAATGTTTCCAAACGATAACGTTTTTGTATCAAACAGCGGTCTTAGCTATACTTATGAAAATTTACTTTCACGAAATATTAAAGGTTCTGTATCAGGTGCCAAAGCAGTTGTTGATAAAATTAACTTTATTATTAAAAATAAAACCATCTATGCGGTTATTTACTTAAATAATATAAAAGGACAGTTTCAAAAATTTGATGATATCCTAGCAAGAATTGCCGGTGAAGATGTTAGCTTTGGAAAAATTGGTGGATCGTTAAATGCAATTCAACCAATTGATGAAGCCTATGGTGGTACAACAGGAAATAAAGTTGGAGACGTTTATAACGTAAGAAGTAGTTATGGATCTGGTGGTAAAGTTTTAGTAACTGATGTATCTGCACAGCAAACTGGTATAATAAAATATGAATTGACAGACGGCGGATTTGGCTATACAATAGAAGGCACAAGGCTTATAGTTTCAAATCAAGTAATTGTTTTTGATAACCCAAATTTTATATTTGAACCTGACTTAAGAATTGAACAACCATCTACTTCCGCGCTAGCAACAGTTATTGGACAGAACTCTGTTGTGGCTGGAGTTAAATTAGATATTGGCTCCGCCGAATTTGAAGACTCTTCGTTTATTCAAACAGTTCAAGCTACAGATCCTCTTAAATCAGTAAAGCTTATTCCTGCGTCTGAGACTGCGTTATATAACGCAACATATACAATAATAGAAGGTATGCAACGCGCTGCAAATGGGCAACAGCCAGAACTTACAAACTTTACCCCAATTGTTGGAACACGTCAACTCGGTGATGTAAACAATGACTCTTTCGTTAACCAATTAGATGTAGATAATATAACAGCATATTTTGATGGTACATTAACAGATGAAGCTACGATTGAATGGATTGAACGAGACTTTAAAATAAGACTTACGCAGAATCCTCTTTACGATGCTTATCCTGCATACAAAGTATATTTTAACGCAGTGTCTGCAAAAAATGACAGTTCTCCTGGCCCACTATATCCTGACACTCTTAACACCGCTGACGTTAAAGTAGAAAGTTTATCTAATATTGAAAACATCAGCTTGATTACCGATCTTATTAGTGACTTCCTTAGTGTGCCACTCAATTCAAGTAATTATAATACCGTCCCGCCTGCAATTCAAGCAATGTCAGGTACTGCAGATCCAGTAACTCTTGCAACTCCATTAAATGAAGCGTTTGATTTAACGCCATTTAATATTGGAGTTATTGACGCGTTTGAAAATGTAAATCCAGGAAACGATTATGTTAACGATGTATTTGCATTAGTACAAGACTCAACGATGATTCCATTTGCAAGATACGAGCAAATTATTATTCTTTCAAATATAACCGCGGCGTTTTCAGTTGGTGATATTATTACACAAGAAACGTCTGGCGTGGTTGGTAAAATTACCGGAGTTAATAGTGGAGAAAAATTTATTAAAGTAACGCCGTATGCTTATTACGGGTTTAACTCCACAAACGATATTTTATTCAGAGGAAATAATTATCCTATCCTTGCATCAGAACGAGATTACACTTCTAAAGTAATTGGTGCCAATGCTGATATGAATGCTAAGACTATATTTGAGGATGGCAGGATTGCCGGCGTAAAGGTTATTAATTCAGGATTTGCATATCCGGATGGAGAAGTAATCTTCATAGTAGATGATGATAATAACATTCAGGCGAGAGGTACTGCCCAGGCTGTAACGGAAGGTATTACAGAAGGTTTCTGGGGACAACTTAATTCTCATGTTAATGGCTACACAAGTACAGTAGCTGAAAACGGCGCTGATGTTTACTACGAAGGTCAAATGAGAATACAAGATAGTGATTTCTATCAAGAGTACTCGTATGATATTAAATCTTCAGTATCACAAGAAAGATATCGTGGTTCATTAAATAAAAATGTTCACCTTGCAGGTACAAAGCAATTTGGTTCATTCTTATATCAGAAAAAACAAAACAGTGGTATCGCACAAAGATTTTATCATAATGTTAAAAACGATTATCTGCTCGGCGGTATTGATGTTGTCGGACCAGGCCAGGATACATCAGGTCAAGGCGGAACAATTACAATGGACACTACTGGGTATACCTCTGATAGTACGATTTTACGTGCGGACCTCGTGAGATAAAATAAACGGATAAATAACTAAAACACTTAGGAGCTAATAATGGCAAAGCAAACAATTGGTGTAGGGCTAGCGGCTAATGATGGTGGCGGGGATCCGTTACGATCAGCCTTCGTCAAAGTTAACGAAAACTTTACAGAACTTTATAATTCAACTGCCACAATACCCACAGCGCTTACAGATTTGGGAATAACAGACGGAACTAGCGGTCAAGTTTTAACAACTGATGGCGCAGGCGCGTTTACTTTTAGTACCGTATCAGGTGGAGGCGGTGGCGCAACTACATTGGGCGCATTAACCGATGTTAGTGCTACAGCACCTACTACAGGTCAAGTATTAAAATGGTCTGGTACTCAGTGGGCTCCAGATACAGACGCAACTGCAAGTGGTGGTAGCGGAATTGCTCTAACTGATTTGAGTGTTGCAGCTGAGCCGTCGGCATCAGGAAATGGCAGCCTTGCTTATAATAACGGAACAGGTATATTTACATATACTCCTCCGGTTATTCCAGCTGACTTAAACGATTTAGGAATATCAGACGGAACTAACGGTCAAGTTTTAACAACTGATGGTGCAGGTACCTACTCATTTACAGATGTGTCAGGCGGCGGCGGTGGAGGTTCCTCGACCTTTAATGCATTAACAGAAATTGCGTTGGCTGATCTTGATGTTCATGATATTGCCTTGCAGGCCAAAACAAAGTATATTGTAACTCATAGCGGTAGCTCATCTTATAAATTTGATACTCACGGGCAAACTGATAATACAACAATTTATGTTAGAGCTGGAGAAACCATTGGATGGGATTTAACATCAACATCCGGAGCGCATCCATTTGAAATTAGAGACAATACTAATAGTGCTTATAATATTGGTTTAAGACATTACGCGTTTGACGGAACTAAATCTGAAGGTCTTAGCGCGCAAGGAAAAACATCAGGAACTCTTTATTGGAAAGTACCTAACACTCTTAGTGGTACATACAAATATATTTGTACTAGCCATCCAAATATGGTAGGCGATATTATAGTTGAGGCAGAAGCTGGTACAGGTGGTCTGAATACACGCGTTTCTACAAACACTCTTAACGGAGGAATGATTGCAACGCAAACTGCAAACTTTGATCTTGCGGCGGCAAAAACATTTGTTCTATATTCAATTGAAGTATCAGACGCAGCCTGGGTAAGGTTATACACTGACGCTGCATCAAGAACGGCGGATGCTTCGAGATTAAGAGGTAACGACCCAGCGCCTGACGCAGGAGTTATTGCCGAAGTAATTACCACAGGGAGCGAAGTTGTTAATTTTGCTCCAGCAGTTATTGGTTATTGCACCACAGGCAATACACTTCCGGCCGCAATCACAAACGACACTGGCGTAACTTCAAATATTCGTGTTACGATAACGCACTTAAGCTTAGAGGCATAATATGGAAGATCCAACTCTTGAATGGATTATCACTCTTCATAATCATGAAGACTTAGAAGATTTCTATAATGATATGGAAACTCCTGGCGGAAATCTGTTTATTCCAGACAGAGCAGTTGGCGTTGAAAAAAGAAGATCAATTAGTCGTAACACTCATTACATGTTGACGCCAGCTGAAGCTGCACTTGTTAAACAAGATGAACGTGTTTGGGATGTTGACATGGCGGACATGATTGAAAATCGCCCAACATACGAGTTTTTAGGTAATTTTAATAAAACAACTTCAGGAGATGCAAATCATATCAACTGGGGTATATTAAGACATACGATAGAAGACAATTTGTCAGACTGGGGTCTTCCTGGAACATCAAATAAAATACGTGATGTAAATATAACAGCATCAGGAAAGAATGTTGATGTTGTAATTTTTGATGGACACTTTGACCCTTCCCACCCAGAATTTGCAGCGCCTGATACATTAATTAGTCAATATACTAATGGCGCTCTTACAAACGACTCATCTAACGGAGCAGTATTTGATAGATCAATTACAGTTCGTGGAATTAAATGTGTTATTGCTGGCGCAGTAGGTGGGCAAACCGCCGTACCTGATGCCTGGGCGCTTAAAACAGCAAAAGCTATTACATTACTTATTGACCCAACATATCCTTTAATTAATAAAAGTCAACAAATTAAACTTATTAAAACATTAGAAGGTGCAGCAGGAACTACCCACGCAGGATTACCTACGGCACAAAGAGTTGCTTGGGGTGGTGGTGCTTCATATTCACCAAACTTTTTAACAGACTCAGGTGCTGCTCAATATTCAGGTTATCAAAACTTTTTAAATAATAATGTTATGGACGATATGGTATGGTATAGAAATACATCAGGACCAAATCCGCCAACGAGTGATAGAGACATTGAAGAAATTATTGAACACTTGTTCCATACAATTCATAACTTTGGTATTCCAGGTGCAGTTCCTGGAAGTGAAACAGAAGTTCCTATGCAATCTTTAGGACCGATACTTGAAGGCAATCCTAGTTTTTCTTGGACAACTACAGAATTACACCTTGCAATGAAAGAAGCAATTGATGCATCTTTGTATGATCCATCTGGTTATTCTACAGATTGGGCAACAGATGCTGATGCAGCTATGGTTGCATATAAAGAATATACTTATTTAGTTAATTGGTCAATGTGGGATATGAGTCAATTCTGGGAAAACGAAAGTCTTGAAACTGAATGGTCTGATACGTTAAAAACACCGGCAGGTATGTTAGCAAATAACCCGTTGGGTCATGCACTATTTAAAAAATACTTTGAGCCAGTTTTAAGTAAACCTGATTTTGTAGTATTACAAGATATTTTTAGAGATAATGACGCCGGCCCAGATTATTATTTTGCGCAAACAAACGGTGCTTCTAGAGTTAAACAAGTTAATTGGTTCCAAAACGATATTGGTTCAGGAACTGGCACTTACGTCTATACTCCATATATTGATGCTGCTTACGCAGATAACAACGGCGACGGAGTTCCAGATCGTACCGATGACAACAATCACGGATGCCACGTAGCTGGTACAGTTGCCGGAAATAAACAAGGATGGGCTCGTGATGCAAACATTTATAACATCAGTATTTATGGCACAAACCAAAACTTCGGAACAAACGGTTTAAGTTCATCTACTTATTGGGATTACGTACGTGCATGGCATAATGCTAAGACGGTAAACCCTGCAACTGGTAGAAAAAATCCTACAATCACAAATCATAGTTATGGGTCATCCCAAACGCTTCGAGCGTATACTGGAAGTAGTGGGGCGGTTTACAGCCTCCCTGAAAAAATAGAATATAGAGGAACTGAATACGATAAAGGAAGTGCTTTAGTTGAGACTGATTATACATCTCGTGGTATATACACAACCGACGATACGCCAACAGTTCAGGCATATTTTACATCAAGGTTTGCAGATATTCAAGATGCAATAGATGATGGGATTATTGTTGTAGCCGCGGCCGGAAACGATCGTAATAAAATTACTAACAGTACTGACCAAGATTATAATAACAAAGTATATTGGCCTTATACGTTTTTTGGATTTGACTATGAAGCGACAGTTTACACTCATAGAGGTACAGGTTCTGCAGCTGGTAAACCAGAAGTAATTGTTGTTGGAGCAATGAGTAATGACACTGACGAAAAGAAAGCAGAATTTTCAAACACAGGTACTCAAGTTGATATCTATGCAGCCGGTGAAACAATTCAAAGTTCGCTAAATACAAATCAGTACGCATCTTATGGGCCATATACTGACTCAAGAGATAGTAATTACGAAGGCGCAAAATATTACGGAACATCTATGGCTAGCCCGCAAGCAGCTGGTGTTTTGGCTATCTTAGCTGAAAGTTGGCCAAACATGACTCAGGCCGAGGCACAGCAATGGATAATTGATAATGCTTCCGACGATAAGATGTTTGATAGCGGAGCTGACAACCCAATGGACTTAACAAGTTTACAAGGCGGCCCAAATAAAATATTAAGATGGATTAACCAAAGACCTGAAGAAGGTTTTGCATATCCACAAAGAAATTTTAAACCACGCCCAACCACAGGCGCAGTTTATCCTCGAACTAAAATTAGAAAAAGAGGCTAAAATTGTATATAAATATTAAGAAAGAGTGGAAGTGACATGACAGAAATTCTAACTACAAAATATAAAACAGATTTGCTAAGATTATTTTATAATGATTTAGCATCTAATGAATTCTATGTTTTTGTTTCTTCGCTTACAACAGATCCAACTTCACGGGTTTCAGCGGCTAATACTAAAGTTTCAGAAATACAATTTTTAGATAATGTTTTATTCGGTAAAAAGATTTTAACATCTGATACCAAATTCATGATTAAATATTATCCGTGGCAAGAAGGCCAAGTATTTGTTCAATACGATGACAATACAGATTTAGAAGACCAAAAGTTTTTTGCAACTGTTGGACCAAACGTTAATGACACTGGCGATTATAGAATTTATAAATGTTTAAATAATAACAACGGTGCTAAAGTTACAAGTCCTCCACCTTTTGTTGCATCAGACGCGAATCAAATTTAT